CAGCAATTACCGGCTCCGGTGGAATGTTACCTCTGGCGGCCAACTGATTTTGAACCCAATGGTGGTGAGATAGCAGAGGTGTTGAGATGAAGCACTGGTATAGCTTCAAAAGCAAGGATGGCAGTATAAGGGGCTATGCCCTTGAGAAAGGCAAAGCGGTTAAGCAATCAGACTTACAAATGCGAATGGAGTTTACAGAGTGCCAGGAAACGAAGTAGACTTAGATAAAGAGATGAAGCTGAGTGAGAAAGAGCGGAAGCTGGTTCGGCTCATTCGTGCAATTAAGTATGGGCAACTCACAATTTACATAAAAGAGAATCAACCAGTCAGAGTTGATAGGATGAAAGAAAGCATAGAATTGTAATTAAATAAGCCTAACTGAGCAGCAGAAGGCGAACTTTGAACCGAGCAATCGGGGATGGCTCGCCTTTTTTATATTGAGAAAATGAATAAGAAAACGATAGAAGTTCAGACCTGGCCGCTATGGATGTGTATATCAAGGGAAGCTCTAATCAAGCTGATTATGTATCAGTGGCAAATCTATGGCACTAGGCTTGACCTGTTGCTAGACATAGAATGGGAATCCCTTCAAGAGATAGATTACTTGATGAGGCAGAAGCCACGCTATAGGGGGAAGGGGTTCGGTGGTTAAGAAATTACAGGACCCGGCACCGAATTATCGTCACTACCCCGATAAGGGATGTGAGCTTTACCCTTCCTGTCTAAATTGCCCCTTGCCTAAGTGTATTCTTGATAAGCCAGGAGAAGGAATTGCCAGGGCAAAGAAGAGGACTAGAAACGAGGAGATAAAAGAACGCCTTAGGAAGGGTGAAAGTAGAGCAGATTTGGCAAAGGCTTTTGGCGTTCATAAGAGAACGATTCAAAGGGCATTGAAGTGAAGGAATATCGGGAGAAGGGCAAGCTAGTTTGGGTCGCTCCTGGTGCCGTGTATTTTAACCTTGAGCAAGTGGAGTGGCTGCTTCCTCAGTTGGAGAGATTGAGAGAAGGGTTATACACCCCAGAACCAAGCGGCGGGTATATAGATATTCAGCAAAGAATTACTGAGCGAGCACCCTATGAATTAGTTTGTCAGATTGCAGCAGAAATTGACCTGCGATTAGTCCGCACTGGCCTTGACCGCTATCTAGTAGAAGATAAGTATTGTAAGGGGTTATCGGAGCTAGAGATTGCCAAAAACCTATATATGGATGAGTTTGAGGTCTATAAGCGCATCAGGTCGGTAGTGACCTATATAGCCAGCGGTAAAGATCCCATGTGGATAAGCACTAAGGATAGAAACGGGATGACTTATCGGCAATGGGTAAGAAGTCGGACACGGTATCGCCTTAAAGCTAAATGTATGCGTTTGCATACCAAAACTTGACAAGTTGAGAATAATATGATATTTCTGAAGGGAAGGCTATAAATATGCTCGGCTTAAAGAGACCGGGCTTTTTTATATAGCCCGCTATATAGTATTAGGTAGGCTATAGCTTTCTAGGTCTATCCCAATAAGGGCTCCGACACTTCGGGCAGGTTCGTGGCTTGCTGACTCGGGGGACCCAGATATTACCGCATCTGTGACACGTTAGCTTTGGTAGTTTAACCATTATCTAACCCCCTTAGTATATGTGTTGGATGGGTAAAGTAATCTACTCCATCCTCTTTGTCAAGGCAAAGCGGACATAACTGACGCTTATAGGTATCAGACTCAATCCATGCCCGACATCTCTTTCCACAGACCTTACACTTATAATTTGCCTGGTTATAGCCTTTCACTTCCTGCCTCCTATAATTGATTCTAAAGACTGCCCATTAGTGAGTGGGTTCGGCTTAACAAGCTTCTAATCCCTTAGCGGTTGCCCTGAGTGAAGTATATCCTTGCACCTTTAGATTATTAAGGACTGCTCTACAGTGTTCTAATGTCCGACCTTCAAAGCAAGGCATCTCCATTCGTAGTAACCATTCAATGTTAAAAGACTCATGCAAAACCGTAGGCTGTGGTTTGGTGGTCATTTCAACCTCCTTTTGTTTAATCTACTATAACCATATCACGTATGAATATCACTTGTCAATACCCCTCTACGCATGAAACAAAACGAACTGAAAAAATCTAAACGATACCGTGTAAATCCCTATACTATATAGAGATATACTCATATAGCCATATACTCATATAGCCATATACTCATATAGCCATATATACATACTTAACTATATATAAAGAGAGGTACTATATATATGCCACCACTAAAGAATATAAGACATGAACTGTTCGTCCTTGCTCTCCTTAAGGGTATGTCCCAGCAGGACGCCGCTATAGAGGCCGGTTATAAGCCATCAAGAGCCCGTTTCACAGGCGCAGACCTCGTAACAAACCGTAACATAATAGATAGAATAGTAGAACTACATAGACAAATCGAGTCTGATGCTATCATGCCAGTGAAGGAACGCAAGGAAATCCTCTCAGAGATAGGCCGGGGCCAGTTGACTGACTTCATAGACAAAGACGGCCATCCTACACTGACTGAAGATACACCGCATGGCAGGGCTGCTGCTGAGTTCTATATAAGGGAGTCCTATAATAAGCAAGGTGACCCGGTAGTAACCAAGGGCATAAAGCTCCATAACCCGATGACGGCTATTGGTGAGATTAACAAGATGGAGCATATATATGAATCTGGTGCTAGTGTAGTAATCGATAACAGGATATTGACTATAAATGTCAAGTCCGAGAAGGCTAAGATCACGACCCAGCGACTTATAGATGGTGAGAGAACTGGTGGAAATAACGACCACTAAAATTTATGAGGAGAATGCCCAAGCATGGCTCAGTGGCAAGCGCCGAGCATTGAATGAGGGTGGGACTTATTCGAGCAAGACCTATTCCATTATCCAGCTTCTGACCCTGATTGCGAGTCATGCCAAGGCTAGGTTGCTAATCTCGATAGTGAGCGAATCTCTGCCTCATCTCAAGAGGGGATGTATCAGGGACTTCTTTAATATACTGGGCGAGAACCAAGAGAGAAATCCTCGGTATAATATGACTGAGCATATCTACACTTTTGGGAAGGGTGCGATTGAGTTCTTTGGAGCTGATGAAGCTGACAAGGTAAGGGGTCCTAGGCGGGATATGCTCTTCATCAACGAGGCTAACAATGTGCCCTGGGATGCAGCTCGAGGATTGGATATACGAACCAACAAATTCACCTTCTGCGACTGGAATCCCGTCAGCGAGTTCTGGGTGCATCAATACGAAGATTCGAGGGGGCAAGTAATCCCCGGCTGGATAAAAGAAGAGAGCAGCGCCTATATACACTCGACCTATCTTGATGCCATTGATGTCATACCCCGAGAGGTCGTGGCCAACATAGAATCGAACCGGGACAAGGATCCGAACTGGTGGAACATATACGGGCTGGGATTGATAGGCAAGGTCGAGGGACTTGTCTATCCCCTCTTCAAACAAGTGGATAGTCTGCCGGCTCAGGGTGAACTCATATACGGGTTGGATTTCGGATTCTCCGGTGACCCGGCATCATTAACGAAGCACAAGATATTCCCCGATGCGATATATAGCCAGCAGCTATTCTATGAGCGCGGACTGACCAACCAGGATATAGCTGCCCTTCTTAATGACTTGGGAGTGGAGAAGCACTTAGATGAGATATGGGCTGACTCGGCGGAGCCAAAATCAATACAGGAGATATACGAATATGGCTTTAATATCAAGGGAGCACCAAAGGGGCCGGGCAGCGTAGAGTATGGCCATCAGAAGATCAGGCAGTATAAGCAGTTCTGGACCAAGGATAGTATCGACTGCATTAAGGAACAGAGGAACTTCAAATATATGCCGGATAAGAATGGCAAGCTAACCGAGAAGACGACACATCTCTATTCCCATGGTATGGATTCAAGACGGTATGCAATAATGGGCTACTCTGAGCCACGGGAGCCAGAGGAGCAAATCGTTATATATGACTCGATGGAAGCAGTCAGGGAATTGGAGTTAGTATGATAATAGAATATGATGAATTCAAGCTTCTTTTTGGCCGTCTGGAAGAACTCAAGGAATTACACAACAGTAAGAACTTCAAGGAAGCTGATAACCTGAGAAAGATTCTAGTTGAGAAGGGCATGAAGATTGGGTTTATGCAGGACGGTAGGGTCAGGTATTCTTGCGGGGTGAGGCAAATGGGGAAAGTTCAGTTGTATGGACAAATGATATAGGAGTTAGCATAATGGAGAAAATCAGTCTAGTTGATAGGATGGGGCAGCCATTCCCTACAACACCTCAAACAAGGCAAGAAGCCTTAATGCCGGGCGGCGAGGTTGAGCAGATTATAAGGGAAGCTACCAGGCAGGTTGAGGATGAGCTGAGACTGGAAGATGTAGGCTGGTATAATCTTAGCATCGGTACTGGCGACATTATCTCCGCCCAGGAACGCATATTGAACCTGAAACTATCGCGGCTCTATTATGCCAAGGATCCGCTGGGACGCCAGGCGATAAGGCTCTGGACAGATTATACCTTCGGCCCTGGCATGACCTGGCAAACGGAAGACGATCCTGCTAAAAAGGCGCTAGAGGCGTTCTGGAATTCAAAGGCAAACCAAGCCGTACTGTCAGCCCGGGGACAGCGCAAGTCATCTGATAAGCTGTTGGTTGACGGCGAGATATTCTTCGCTATATTCCTGGCAAAGAATGAGGCGAAAATACGGCGAATCGACCCGCTGGAGATAGACGAGATAATCACCGATCCTGACGATATTGAGGATGTGCGCTATTACCGCCGGAAGTGGACGGATAGGCAGGGCA